TTTCCAGCTCCATCGATTTCGTCTTCAACGTCATCTTTAAGCTCTTTAGATTTGTCCGTTGGGGTTTCATCAACCGATTTACCATCAAATTCAGTAGGAATAGTTTTATCAGTTGAATCATCTTCATCCTCAATTTCATCAAGCTCTTTACCGTTACCGTCTTTGTCTTTAGTCTTTTCAACACCTTCAGCAGCGATTTCAACTTCAGCGTCATCAATAACCTCTGGCTCATCTTCATCATCGTCATCAGTTTCTTCGTCCTCTTTAATAGTTACTGGGTAAGTTTTTCCTTCAAATTCGAATTCGTCTTTACCAGCCTCTTTAGCCTCTTTAGCAGCTTGAGCAAACTTACGACCTTCTCTGAGTTTTGCCTCTTCAGCAAGAGCCTCTTCTTCAGTTATAATTTCAAGGTCTAAAGATTCTTCAATATCTTCAACCTCTTCGGCATCTTCAACAATTAGATTAGTATTAACAGTTTCAGCAACATATTCAGTATATGCTGTGATTTGGTCCATTCTTTCGTTAAGGCCAGTTACAGTTTCTACGCTTTCGTTAAAAGATTCAGCTAAATAGTTAGTGTATTCTTTAATACCATTCACGCCCTCTGCGGCATGTTCCGCGTACGATATACTATTATCTAGCGTTTCAGCTAAATAGTTAGTGTATTCTTTGATTTTTTGTAGTTCTTCAGATTTTACGCCGGATTCTTTATTCTCAGTTAAAGAGTTTATTGATTCCTTTAGCGACTTAATCTCCTCTGCTAGATAGTGAGAATATTTATTAAAATCCTCAACACTAACTACCTTTGAGTTTTCTTCGTTTATTAACATTATTTCAGTTTTATTATTTTCTATGTTATCTTTAATTAATTCTGTTGTACCGAGCATCTCATAAATCTGGATGTCTGAATCATCAGAAATTCCAAAAGATTCATTTACTCTTGTTAATTCAGCGTTTGCAAATCCAGGATCTGCTACTAAATCATAAGTAAAAAGCTGCTTAATCTTAACCTTACCATTAGATTCAACAGCTCCGGCTGCTCTAGATGAAATTTGTAAAGGGACTCCAGCATCAACCAATGCTTTAGCTTGTTTTCCAGCTTCAGTATCTAAAAGTCTGATTCGACCTCTAACCTGTTTTGTCTTCTCGTCGTATGTTAGCTCTTCAATTATATGAGAAACATTCTTAAGAGATATTTCAAAGTTTGCTGGATGGTCTAATTCACCTAAAAGCTTAGATGATTTAATTTTATCCTGCAATGCTTTAATCTGTGGTACATATTCACTTTCAGTATAAATTCTGTTATTCTTGTTCTTAACATCGATTTCTCCGAAAATACCCTGCAGGACATACTGCCCTGTGGTTTCTTTGTTTAATTCAAGATTGCCGGAAGACCTTTCAAGAATAAGTAGATTTTTTTTAATCATTATGTGATTTATTTTGTGTTTGTTTATATATCTCAGTTAAAAATGGGTTTTTTAAGATTTTTAAATATCTAAATCTAATTCATCGTCTTCTCCGCCTCCTTCTTCCCCTGCTTCTTCCTCTTCAGCGTCTTTTGCGTTTTCTTCTTCAGCGTATCCGTTATAAAATGTAACTAATTTAGATAATTCAGCAGTTGTGAATACTCCATTACCATAATTGTCGTAGAAGTAATCTTTAAATTCGTCCTCAGTTTCTGAAGATTTTATTACGCCAAGAATCTCAGCACCTTTAAGTTCTCTATCTAACTTAGCGATATAAATGTTATCTATTGTTACCTTAGAGTCTTGTCCTGTTACCGCATCTTCTTCGACGCCTCCAAATTCTTTATATGTTTTAATGTGTTTCATAGTTTTTTATTTATTTTACATTGCCATTGGGTCAACTTCTGGTTCTTCAGCATCAACAGCTGCTGCTCTAGCTCTATATGCTAAATTAGCCTCTTTATCATCTGGTGTAAGTTTCAAGTATCTATCAACTAGGAATTCCATATCAAAGTAAGGGTTTTCTTCCATAGTTAATGGGTCAACTTTCATTAATGAATCCTGCATAGCACCTACAAAGTCTAACCTTCTCTCCATTATCTCCATCTGCTTTAATTCAGCAAACATATTTTCTTCATGGAATTGTAATGCTATTTGTGTTTTGAATTGTGGGTCTTGTTCAAACTCAGGGAATTTCAAGCACATTTGAAGCCATAGTGGTTTTATTAAAATCTCTTGGAATGAAGATCTAAGTCTCTTAACAAACTTAGAGAATTTAATCTCGTCTCTAATCATTCCATCTGCAGCCATGTTAAAGTCATCTCCTCCATCCTCATACATAAATCTACTGTAAGGAATCTTAGAAACCTGCTTTAATTTATCAGAGAAATACTTTAGTGCCTCTGTATCAGATAATTCTGGTCCTTCAGAACTTAGTGTTTCAATTTCAGGTGATTCACCATCTTTACTAGGCAACCAATACTCCTTATTAAATTGTAACATTGGTTTTCCATTAGTCTCTAATGAACCAGATTCCCAATCAAAATCTACAACCTCTTTATAGTTACTCATAAGCTGTGCAAGTGACTGCTTTGCTCTTGTCTTAGATTTACCTCCGACTGGAATAACAAATTTCATTCTATAAGATGAGTTTGTTACCGCCCAAATTACTCTTGTATGTTCCATAATTCTTAACAAATTAAATGAACGTACCAGTCTTTCTAAATAACTTACTCTTGATGCTGTAGTTATAGAACTATATGAAATATAAACTATTTGAGAATCATATAAGCTTCTCTCTTTCTGTGGATCATCTTTAAATTGAGTCCACATTTTCTTACCATCATCCATATTTAACCCTGGAATCAAGGTTACTGGATCAATTTCTTTAAAACCAATAATTTCTGTTTGGTCTGGACTATAAATAATCTCAAATGCTAAATAACCATCAATTAGCCATTTTCTAAAGTAATACCAAACCGACTGATCAGAAGCAAATCCAAAATATTGATAAATTTGTCTATATGCTTTTTGCATGTATGAATTAACGTCTTCGCTAATGTCCATTCCTATAATTTCAGGAACTGCAATAAAGTTTTTATTGTCATATACAATAGCCTCATCACAAAGGATATCGAGAATGTCTTCAATCTCATCATATGTAGAAAACTTCCTTAATTCTTCTCTCTTACCAACATAATTTTGGTCGAAGAATGGTATGTTTTTACGAAGTGATACGTCTGCCATAGAAAGAGCTGCAAAGGTATCATACATGTTATCAGGGTCTGCACCCATCATGTTACCCATGTTTAAGTGTCCATATCCTAATGCATCCTCCATAGGACCAATAGCCTGAGACTGCCTAAGCACCATGTCATCATAGTACATGCCAAATGTGGATAACTTCTTTAAAGTACTCCCTAGGGTAAACGGCGTTTTAGCCGCTCCTCTATTATCTCTATTTACAAATCCTGCCATTTTAGTTTTATTTTCTTTATTATATATCTCAATTTCTCATGTACTCTGTGTGTAATAGCCTGACCATTCTGACCGTCGCTCCATTAAGTTCTATTAAATTAGCTAATGCTATTTTAGGCCATGATTCGTGCTCTATTACTGCTTGACTTCTTTTTCTACTCGGTATGTATTGCCGAATCGCAAAACCAAATCCATATCTGTCTAAATAAATCTTAATGCCTTCGTATGTTATTCTCTGTGGATGTCCGCTAACTGCATCGTAGACGTCATCCAGTAATATCTCTTTGATTCTAATTGGTAAAAGGTTTAGATTTACACCTAAGTCGTTTTTGTTCTTAGAATCTAACGCAAGTACAACGGGATGCTCATCAAACCATGGTAGGTTTTCTGTTATGGGATCTTTATATTCAAAGCTATAAATCTTACCAGGTAAGAATCGTTCCCTTATGTTTTTAACATCCGTTACCTTTCTGTCGCTTCTACCATTCTCATACCATCCATCTGCAAAAGACCTTGCAGCCCTTTTACTTCCATGTTCAGTAACTAACTTTCTTATTTCAGACCTAACGTAACCCATTTCCTATTGTATCTTCTGTTAAAACTATAAAGTCCCAATTTCGGCCTTCACAGTATTCTTTTGCTGCTCTATATTTATCCATATTTTTTACATAAGCCTCTGCAAGAAACTTATAAGATTCTATTGCTTTTCGCGAAGTTTTCTTTGGCATTGTTGGTTTTTGAATCTGAGACTTTGGTTTAATCTCAACCAAAAGCTCTTTAAAGGTTCCATCTCCTTGATCTGCTTTAAAATAAAAGTCAGGATAATATTTATGAGGTCTATTATCTTTTCTTGAGATATATTTGATCTCAACAGGTTCACTAGCCCATCCTAGAACCTTTTCATTTGTATCACACCAAACCATAAACTTATATTCCCATGAGCTCCTAAATATAATATCCCCAGTTCCTATATATTTTACAGGATACTGGGGTTTAAAATAGCCTTGCTTATATGTAGACTTTTTACTTGGTTTGTTGTTTTTGATAGACATTAAATAGAATAAATGCCTGTCTGGCTTTCACTATTTCCGTTGTGGTTAGTCATAGATAAGGTACCTTTATACTTTTTTGGATGGATTTTATTCCAACCTTTAGCATATCCTCTTTTAGCAATCTCTGTAAAATAAGCAAAAGCATTTGGATATATTGGGTTAAAGTTTCTCCAATATTTAAGTAGGTCTAATATTGCAAATTGAAGGCAGTCGTTTCTATCATCTTCTGAAACATATTTCATTTTGTTAATTGCCCGCTCTGCTATAAGGATTAACATCTTCTCGGCCTCTTTTGTTAAAACATCTTGATCCTTTGATAAAACCATTTGGTCATATAGGTCTCTGTTGTTTAAATAATTCTTTGATTTTCTACGTTTCTTAGCCATTATATTTGTTGTTTAGTATTTATATAGTAATACTACAAAATGTTTATGATGAATCCCTTGACGAGATTGCCTTTTCCCAAAAATCAATCTCAGTAGCCAGCAAGTTATCTGCCTTTTTAAGAAGCGGTGACATTGTGAAATCGTGCGGTATTTCATTTCTCAAATCTTTAAGAAACATTATATTATCGCGGCATTCCTTAAGACTCCTACCTTCTTTATTATAAGTTATCATTTTTTACATCGTTTTTGTTTACTGCAATTAAGCCATGCTGCATACCATTTCCAAATAGTTGACTGCTTTCAGATACTGATTCTAGTGCACCGCTAATACTTGTGCCTGTACCATCGTCAACTCCAGTACCTATGCTTCCTACTATTGTTTGATTACCTGCGTGGTTATGCATTCTAGTATTTGAGTGTAGTTCAGATAAGTCGTCGAACGATGGAATATGGGAAAGTACCTCTATTGAGAAGTTTGCTTTATATTGTTCTTTATCCTCAAACGTAAAATCAATAGCTCTAACTACGTCGTAATCCTCTGGCATACTATACTGTGCAGGTAGTCTAAAAATTCCATCGTTTAGATGACCTACCTCAACGCTGTAAGAATTAGACTTGTATAATGTTTTTATTAAGGACTCAGACATCTTTAATGCGTCTAGCATTGATGATACTAATATCTCAATGTCAAAAGACAATGTTATTGGAACCATTACAAATTCTGATGTATAGTTCTGTAATTTACCGGTGGCATCCAATTTAGAATATTCTCCACGAATACCTCTATTTACTAACTTAGCAGAGTCTATTGAAAAACTGGTAAGGTTTGCAACTCCTCTTGGTACTGCGTCATAATTACCATCAGCAAAGTCAGCAGATGGGTCGCATCCAACCCCTCCTGGATGTTTAAACAAGAAATTATCTCTTAGAAATTCATCATCACCTGAAATTGAATAGTAAAATGGCACATCAACAGAAATTCTTTCAGTTTCACTTATCTGTCGCTTGATATAAATTTTGTTGTTTAGATCAGCCAACAGTCCAACTATAATGTGTCTTATAACGCTGTCGTCTGAATTATACTTTAAATTATATGTTGCCATGTTTTATTCTATGATTTCGATATCGAGCTTAGAGAACCCGTTCTCTTTATATATCTGAATCTTTTTGTCAAACAATTCTCTTGGCAGTTCTGTATGATTTATTACAAATGTATTTATATTGTTCTCTCTAATGACGGTGCCTAAAATCTTAACGATATTATGAATACCATCAGCGTCGATAGAACTTAGTAGCTCGTCTAAGAATAGAAGATTTAACTGTGGAAACCTTAACTTTAATAATTTTATAAGTGCTATAATAACTACAAAGTCTGCCTTCTTACGTTCACCTGTTGAAAGAGTCATTGGATTGATTTCTTCTCCTAAATGATGCACGACACAGTCAAACTTCTCGTTAAATCTTACCTGGAAATGAAGGTGCATTGTTGTTAACATTGCAGCTATATTAGTATTTAGAACTGGTAGAATAGATTTAACTGCCATGTTTTTTATACCATCTTCTCCTAAAATATCTTCGACAACGTCTAAAAATGAAAAGTCTGCATTAAGCTCATCTCTCTCAACAGACTTTGATTCAGATTTCTCTTCAAACTCCTCAATGATTTGATTCAGATGTTTAAAATTCTTTGAAGTATCTGTCGTTTTAATAGAAAGAATCTCCTTTTTAAACCCTTCAATTTGAGAGTTTATAGAAGAAACTTTAATATTTACCATACCACTTTTTTCTCTAAGGGATGCTACTTGAGTTTTTATCTCATCTACCCTTGACTGTGCCTGCTCAATTTCGCTTGGTAGCCGTTTAACCTCTCCTAAAAGGATGTTTTGTCTACCTATATGGAAATCAGTATCTAATTCGCTTTCACACGTTGGGCATATATTATTTTCATATAATTTTACCTGTTTCTTTAAGTTCGCTAACTTAAATGAAAGACTATTAAGTTCATTTTGGTCCTCTGTCAGCTGAGTTGAAGATTCTGTAAGTTTACCAGTGATAGTTACTTTAGCATTGTTTAATCTTGTTCTTTGCTCTGCTATGCCAATTAAAGTTTCCTTAAGCTCTTGAATCTTTTCTTTATTCTTTTCATTTGATTCATTTTTTAGCTCATTAAGTTTCATATTAACTGAAACTATGTTCTCGTTTATTTGAACCAGCTCAGCGTCGAACGTTGCGATATCTGACTTAATAATCTTTCTCTCATCTTTCAATGCGTTTTGCATATCATTTAAGATTGAAAAGCCAAACATCTTATCTATAATTCTTTTCTTATCATAGTTAGACATCGTTAAAAATGACTTAAAATCATTTACGGATAATATGATAATGTTTTTAAACACATGATATGGTATGCCATAAATCTCCTCTTCTAAATACTCTTGAACTGATTTTTTACCAGCCTTATCAAACTCTACGCCATTTAGTTTTACTTCAAAAGTACCTGGCATTAAACCTCTTTCAATTTCGACAGTGGTTCCTTTACAAAGTAGTTTAATCTTTACGACA